TGCAACAGCCGCACATAGACATTATTATAGCTTAACTCCTGTTAGTTTTGATCAAATTAATCCAGACTATAAAAATTATTATATAACATCAACAAGTCCTGCATTTGGTTATGTTGAAGATTCTTTACGTGTTTACATTAATGGAGTCAGGATTTTTGAAGATATGGAAGTTTATGTTCCGGGAGCAAATTTTGATAATGCTTGGACTTTGTTAAAATTTACAGGAAATGCAGTGCAAGGTTCATTTGAACTATCGCAGAATCTTGCTGAGGAAGATCTAATTAAAATAGATTTTGACGTATCTTTAATATAAAAAGAGGAATTGCATGGATGTTGGATTTTTGATTTTATGTCCTGATAAAAATATTTCAGGTTTGAGAAACACTTTGAGATCTATAGAATCTCATTCTTATGAGAGAAATTCTATATGTTTAGTTGGAAGCGATACAAGCAAAGAAGAGTGCTTAGAGATAAATAAATTGTGTAAAACTTATAAAGGCGGAAGTACATTTACAAGTTTAATTAATTTGGGCATGAAATCAATTGCAAATGAATGGGCTTTTATAATATTTTCAGGCAGTCGATTGCCTGTTTATATAGAGAAAAAATGGTCTTCATTTTGTCAAACAAATAAAGATATCTTATTTCCTGTTATTGACCGCAAGTGGGATTTTGTTGATGGATCATTTAATGGGGTTTTGATAAATAAAAAATTCTTTTCTTCAATAGGCGACTTTCCAGATATTGAAAAATATGATATAAATGACTTTGCATTTTCCAAACTACTTTGGGCTTATGATGCTTTGGATTTTGGAGCTAATTTCAAAGCAATCATAGGAATGAATATAAAATAAGAACGGGGAACAAATGTCTTTCTATAGTTTTGATGCATTGAATATTACAAATAATAAAACTATAGAAAATATACACGTTCAAAATATTTCTATTTTAAATGAAATAAGATCAGGTTTTTTGATTAAATCAATTAAAATAAATGTTTTGCCTTTTATGAATAATCAATTTAATTTTTTAAGTGATTATTTTAGTCTTACAGCAGTTAATATTTTTAATTTGAAATTAAATCTACAAAGAAGCGGTTTTATTGAAATAAAAAATTGCATACTAGTAAGCATAAATTTTTCAACACACAATTATTCAATAGATGATCAAATGTGTATGAATATAGAATTTTTTCAGACTGAAAAAATCAATTATAAAAATGCATTTAGAACAAATAAGAAATTGTGGTTTGCAAAACCAATTAATCATTTATTTTATGGATTTTAAAATGCTCAATATGATTTTAAAAATAGAAAGTCAAACAAGTCAAATAGATAATATAAATTTATTTAATTTTCAATTTACAAATGACGAAGAGCATCCAGTTAGTTTATTTGTTGAATTAAATTGTTTTTTAAATTTTGATTTACTTGATAATTTAATAGATTTTTTAAATGACGATTATTCTTCGTCTTATGATTTAACACTCAAGTCTTATGAATTAAACAAAGAAAGAATATTTAAAGTTTCAAATGCGAGCATAATAGAATTTTTATTGTCAAATGAAATAGGTGATATAGTTGAATTGAATATGAAGTTCCTTTATGAAACTGTTTCTATGACACAAAATATAAAAAATAAATTATACAAGAAGTTATTTTGGACAGAGAAAAAAATAGACCATATTAAAAATGGTTTTTAATATGGTCTAGATGAATTTTTACTTAGATCTTACTTTTTCCAAATGTTT